CTCCCCCATATTCAGGGAAATATAATATGTCAGTACCATATCAAAGAATCTCAAATGCAACTGTAGTAGATATTGCCTTCTACGATCCCGCTGCGGAACGTAGGGCTGCTGCACTTGATGTTGATTGGGAACCATATTTCAAAGTAGGGAGCCAAGAAATGCTCTACAAAATGGAGTTTGGTTGGTGGCAAAACTATTGCGATACAGTTATCGGTGCATATTATTATGACAATCTGCCTAATGGTCAATTGATTTCAAGTTTCAATCCGAGCCTTCTAATCAAGAATGACCAAACACTTATTCGTCTTGACTGCTTCGCTGCTATTCTCGTTTTCTATGAATCATTAGTTACTGATGTTTCAAATATGAACGAGGTAGATTTGCAGAACTTTAATTTTGCAAAAGAAAGAGCATATAACGAATGGGAAAAAGCACAGCAATTAAGTAATTGGTATGACTTGTTCCAGGACGCTCCACAAGGTCCAACGACTAAACTGGAAGAAAACTGGACAGCAGATCCTAATTACTTTAATGGTGATCGTAGGTACTTCTAATGGCAAGTACTAAAACTTCACCAGCCTTATTGCTAAACAGACCTCTTGTAAACGATACTGAGATTACTGCTGCATTGAAACTATTCATTCCAAGAGAATGGAATATTCCTATCTATGACGAATTCCCTAGTGATGAGTCAAAGGTAAGATACGGTCTTTATGTAAGCACGGTGAACACATTAAGTAGAAGTGTAAACCAACTCGGTGTACAGTTCTGTGGTTCATACTACAATGCTGTAGATAGTTTTGAAATTATCTATGTAAGTTTCCAAAAGGATCCATATGAAGTAAGTGTAGTTGACATTGTTAACAATCTTGTTACTTACCAGATTGATGGAGTGCAATTATTTGACGGTTACTTTAGCCGCACATATGATATGTCTTCAGAATACGGACCAACAAGAGCAGAAGTTTATACCTGGGTATTTAATTTGACTAGACTAGAATTTAACACATAACGCCAACTAAGGAGAAATTACAATGGCACGAATTACCGTAAATACAACTGGAACTCAACCAACATTGATTCTCAGTACTACCACCAGCAATGTTACTGCAAATACATTTACTGCAAACACTGCGCTAAGCGTCACTTGCTTACAAGATGTGACTATTACCAACTCAACCGGTATCTTCTCATGGACAGACTTCTGTTCACTTGATACCAACAAAGTTACTACCCCAGCAGATAACGAAATCACCACTAACTTGGTTATTGATTCTGTTGCTTTCTTCGGAGATGCTAACGCAACACCAAACACTGCTGCAACATTCAGCGGCGTAAATGGTCTATCACAGAACAAGATTCCTGTCTCGTTCAAATTGATCATGAATGGTGACACAACTGCAAATACGGGTGCGTTCTACTATCAGGGAACAGGCTATGTTTCATCGCTTGCACCTACTGTAAGCCCAGAAGCCCCTGTTTGGGTGACACCACTGACTATCGCAGTTGATGGTTCATTTAGTTACGGGACTGTCTAAGTTAGTAACTTAGAATAACAATATGGGGAGCATCTACACAGGTGCTCCCTTTATTAACAAATGAAAGAACAAATCATGAACGAAGATAGTGTCTGGTTAAAGACAGACGAAGAAAAGTTACGCAGTCTCATTGCTGATGAAGCAAAGATGATGCCTATGCTTGACAATGTACAAGCAACAGTTAAGCAACTTAAAGCAAAGCAAACATTTCGGCTTGCATTGCTCAATCAACTGTTAGAATCAACTGATTCTGACTAAATACTAGTGAAAACAAATTAAGGAGAAAACAAATGAAACTTTCACAAATCGCAGCAAAACCTAAACTAATTGAAGTATTAATTGATGATGAAGATGTCATCAAGGAATACGCAGAAGCCCTAACATTCTATACTTGGGACCGTCAACCTATGGATGTGTTCACTCGCATGGCAAATCTCAGCGAATCAAATGATATCTCTGGCTTGATTGAAATTGTTAGAACACTCGTACTTGACGAAGATGGCAAAGAAATCTTGACTAAAGAAAGCACATTGCCTACTCCAATCTTGATGAAGGTTATCGGTAAGGTTACGGAACAGTTGGGAAAGTAACAAGTGATGAACTTGATGTAAAAAGTCAAAAAATGCTATCCATCATGCAAATTGATGGACTAGCAAAACGCTACGGTAAACTACCAAGCGAAGTACTGCGTGAAGCAAATACATTTGATTTGTATATTATTGATGCAGCAATGACTTACGAACAGTATCATCACAAAAAATCAATGAATAAGGGGCAAGAACCCTTAGACAACTACACAACAGAGGATCTGTTGACAATATATAACAAGGGTAAACAAAACAGTGGGCCGCATCAAACTAAAACTAGTTAGTAATACAATGATACCTAGTCTTAGACGCATCACTGCTGCCCTTGATAAGTTACCAGCAGAAGCACATCAAGTGTTTAAACAAGAAACGCCTATTAAAACTGGCAACGCACGTAAAAGAACTCGGTTGCAGGGTGAAGTCATTAAAGCCGACTACAACTATGCAACTGAGTTAGATGCTGGTAAAAGTCGTCAAGCACCTGAAGGTATGAGTAAGCCTACAGAACAATACATCACTAAGCGTGTTAAAGCAATAATGCGTAAGAAATAAGGTAATATAGTATGGCCAGTTTGAAATATACAGTAGATGTTGATACCAAAGGCGCAAGAAGTAGTATTGCGTCATTGCAGAGCAGTCTTGGTGGCATTGGTGCCGCAGTTGCTGGTGCATTTGCAGTACAAAGTCTTGTTGGCTTTGGTGATGAATTAATCAGTTTACGAAACAGACTGTCAGCCTTTACTGGCTCACAAGCAGAAGCAAACGCACAATTTGACCAAATTGCTGCAATTGCTGGTAGAGCAAGGTCAGGTCTTGCGGAAACTGGTGCACTGTATAACAAAATGGCTATTGCAGCCGATTCAATGGGCGTATCTACTGCACAAGTAGGTCAAATTACTGAAACATTTGCTAAGTCACTTAAAGTAGGTGGCGCTAACGCTCAAGAATCAGCAAGTGCAATTCTACAGTTCAGTCAGGCTATGGGGTCTGGCGTTCTGCGCGGCGAAGAGTTTAACGCAGTGTTTGAAGCATCAAGCAGCACAATGCTTGATATTGCTAAAGCATTGGGTGTTCCTATTGGAAAAATGCGTGAACTTGCAAAAGAAGGTAAGTTAACAAGTACTGTCATCGCACAGGCTCTCTTAAGAATGAATGATTCAGTTGAGGAGAAGTTTGCTAAGACTATCCCAACTATCAGTGAAGCGTTTACTAACTTAAGAACTGCCGCTGGTATTGCATTTACTGAAATGGCTACCGACACTGAAAGTCCTGTTGCTGGACTTGCTGCACTTGGTCAGTCAATTCTTAAACTTACAACTGATCTTCCTGCGTTAGTAAGCGCAATTAAAGATTTAACTAATGTATTACTGTTAGCCGGTGGAGCAATGCTTGCTTTTAGAGCGCACACATTCCTGGCTACTGGTGGATTCACTGTATTGCAGGGTGCAATTGCTACTTTTGGTAAGAATATCGGTGGTGCAACTACAGGACTGCTTAACTTCGGTAAAGCAGGTCAAAGTGTAAAGAACGGTATGGTGGGTCTTGGCACATCATTAGGCATAATTGACAAGTCACGCGGTTCAATAATGAAAACAGCCGAAGGTATGGGCTTCTTAAGCACCTCAATTAAGCGAGTAAGTCAGTTTGGACTTTCCTTAACCACTGTCTTTAGCGGAATGCTAAGAATAGGTCTAAGATTGTCCGGTATTGGGCTTGTAATTATGACAATTATTGATGTTGTTAACTTACTTTACAAAGCAATCACTGGGTCAAACGAAAAGTTAATTGACTTCGGAAGTATCTTTAAGGGTATTATCACTGTTGTAAGAGTAGTTTATGGTTTACTCGCAGCATTAGGTAACTACATCGGTGGTGTCTTAAGTCCGTATGTAAATGCTATGACTGGCGCTTGGCGCAACCTAATGAGTGCTATTATGGACTCGGGCCCGATAAGAGCAGCAGCATCAATGCTTGATTATGTTGGTAGCAGATTATCAGCATTATGGCAAAAAGCAAAAGATATATCAGGTGTAACTGCTGCTGATGATAAAGCACGCCAAGAAAAGTATTTGATGAATCCTGTTGGTGGACTATTGCCTTATGGTAAAAAAGACACATCAACATTACCTCCGATAGCATTGGGTGCAGGCACACCTAAAAAAGGTGGCGGCGGCAAGTCTGCTGCTGATGTTGCAAAAGAACAAGCCAAAGCACTTATGGATGTTAAGGGTGCTGTTCTTGAAGTTACCGCAGCATTCAACGAAAGTTCAAAGGCTAGATTAGAAGATTTAGACTTCCAGTTTAAGTCGCTTGGTATGAGCGAAGATCAAATTCAACTTGAACAAAGTCGTCGTGATATTCTTAAAGAACAAACAGATGCTCTTAAGAGTCTTGCTGAACAAGAAAATAAAGTAGAAGAACAGTTTAAGAACAAAGAACTTAGTAATAATGGTCGCAAAGAGGCAATTGCTCTTATTGCAAAAGAAACCGCTGCTGTTAAAGAAGCAACTATAGCACAGTTAGCAGACAGCGCCACGGCAATAGAAGCAATCCAAGCCAAAAATCGTAAAATAGAACAAACAAATCATTTACTAGATTTGCAACAGCAGGCATTAGACAATAAAGAAGCATTGCAAGCCATACAAGATCAATTACAATTAATTGGATTGACCGGTATTGAACTTGAGAATGCTACAATGCAGTTAACACAGCAGCAAAGATTGCGTGAAATTGATATCAAGGCTCAAAAAGAATTAATAGAACTTAAAAAACAAGAAATTGCTCTTGGTCCAGAACTTTACAGACAACGACAACAACAAATTGAAGAAAATAAACAAACAGCGATAAAAGCAGCAGGAGAGGTAGGTGCCGCCGAAAAGAAAGTTGCTGATGCAACCGTAAAGTTCAACACAAAAGATTGGAAGGGCAATCTCAGAAATAAGTTTAAAGACTTGGCTGAAGGCGTTAATGAAGTAAGTATTGCAACACAAGCATTTGATAGTGTATGGGGTCGTATGGGCGATGCACTTGACAACTTTGTTGAAACTGGTAAGTTTAAGTTTGGTTCTTTCGCTAAATCTATCATTGCTGATCTTGCTAAGATTGCATTGAGATCGGCTGCAACTAACCTATTCTCAAAAATTGGTTTGGCAATTCTTGGTAAAGCATCAGGTGGTCCTGTTATGGCGGACAAGCCATATGTCGTTGGTGAGCAAGGTCCAGAACTATTCGTACCTAACAGTGCTGGTTCTATTATGACTAATGCATCAATGAACAAGAATGCGGGCGCTGGGTCAGGCATGGGTACAACAGTCAATAATACATACATCACAAACAACATTAGCGCAATTGACAGTCGCTCAGTAGCACAGATGTTTGTTGAGAATCGCAAGTCTTTACTTGGAGCATCAATGATGGCTCGTAAAGAAATGCCGTACGGAGGTTAATAGGAACAATTATGTCAGGATTACAAACAATAATTGACAGATGCAATGGATTGAATATTGACCGTCGTAAGATGGTTGGCATTCAGTACACTCGCAACGAGTCACCAAGAACAAGTCAAACTCCAACATTCAACCCTTGGCGTTTCGTGTTAGATATGCCGTCAAGTTTGCGTTACTTTGAAGCAAGAGCATTGCTAGAACAACTTGACACCTTAGACCGTAATGTACCACAAGTTGTAACATTTAGTAATAACGCTTGCTTGAGTTGGATATTCAAGTATCAGGGTAGTCTTAGCACTACGCAATTGAACACCATAACTGTGCAATCATTTGTCGGTGACCAGTTAACATTGACTAATCTTCCAGCAATCAGTGGCACTCGTGTGTTGTTTGAGCCTAACGATTTGATACAGATAGGGAACAAGACATTTCCCTTTACAAGTCAAACACAAGTAACAAGAGGCACAGGTGCAACTGTTACTGTAACAACTAACAGACCTAACATTATTACAACAAGTGTCGTAGGCGCTAATATTATTGTAGGCAATGCGTGTAGTTTCTATATGTTC